TTATCCTCAGCCCCTATTGTCGTGAGAAGAGTCAAGACAATAATTAGATATAGGGCCCCAATAATGATTCCTTTCTTCATAGGTATGCCTCACTATCTTGAAGGTTCTCGTAGATGGTTTCCTTTAGAATCTGGTTCGCGCCTTCTTGTTTGCGCTCTAGGATGGTTTCAACAAGATCATCGACAGTATGCATAATGTGAAGACTAATAATCAAACAGGACCTCCTTTGTGTTATTCTATGAATGCGATCTTCTGCCTGTTCCTGAACCGCTGGGTTGTAATGCTTATCGATAAAGATTAAGGTATCCGCAGCTGTTAGAGTATGACCTACCCCTCCGTATTGCACAGTGCTTAGCATTACTGGGTAATGACCTGTTTGGAACTGCTCTTTCTGTCTTTCTACCTCTTCAATGGGCATTCCCGAGATCAGACGACAGTAAGGCGTGGCTGTCTTATCTAATCTCTGAGCCATGCACTCAATTGTCTGCCGAAACATGGAGAAGATAACAATAGGATCTCCCTCTCTTTGTTCAACATAGTCCTCTGCAATATCTAGCTTGATGGACTCATCCTCATGGAACGTTCTGTCAGCCTTCGGAAGAGTGCCTAAACCACTCGTGATCTGTCGTAGACGAGTTAGCCTCGAGATTGCATTAGGAATAGTTAGTATATCGTCATCTTCTTCTAGCTGAATGAACATATCATGCACAACTTGCCGATACGCTCGCACCTGGCTCTCATGCATGAACGCAGGAACGCGTTGGTATCTCTTCGGAGGTAGCTCAATGCCTACCTCGTCTTTTAATCTGCGAAGCATGTAAGGCTCTATCGCCTTCTTTAGCAATTCAGGATTTCGAGGCGTTGAACTAAGCTTTTGGTACCTATTCATTATTAGATATGTCTTAACGTACATACCTAAGAACTGATTATACGTTCCAAATCTTCCTCTCTCTACTCGATCCATGAGAGGCCAAATCTCACCGGGATGATTCGCGTAGGGAGTTGCCGTTAGCAATAGCATGTCTCGAGCCGTTACCTTTTGGAAGGCTACCGTTACCTTCGCTCTCGGGTTCTTAGTTCTTTGGACTTCATCAGCGATTACTGTATCCCAGCTTCCTAGGAACACTCTTGGACAAAGTCTAAGCTGCTCCCAGTTGACGATTAGGTATCCTTCCTTATATCTGGATAGGATATCGTCTCTATGCTTAGACTCTAGAATTGTGATGGGCATTTTTCGTTCGGCCCATCTTGGTAGCTCTTCTGCCCACCATTGCTTAAGAGAGTTCGGACATAGGATTAAGTTTCGTTTACCTCCTAGAAGATCGGCCGTTACAGATGCAGTAGCAGTTTTTCCCAGGCCTGCCTTATCAGCCAGTAACCCTCTTCGACAGCCTATAAGATATGAAACAGCCTTTTGCTGAAAGGGCCAAAGGCGATTGAATCCCTCATGCTCTGGAAATCTCGGAGTAACCTCCTTATACTCGGCCCTTCGATTCTCATCCTCGACTATGCGGCCATACCATTCTCTCAATCCGGATGATACTCTAATGTTGTTGCGATTTAGGATTGAGACCCACTCAACGAATCTAGGAGTTGCTGGACCAAGAATTGCTTGTCTGGTCATTACTAGACCTTCAGTCTGCTGTAGCTCTATCAATCCGTTCAAGTCCGTCATCCCGTGAATAACTACTTTCCGGTTCCCTCTCAATAAGCTTAGGGTAGCCACCTCCCCATCCCTGCCCCAAAGCATACTTAATGGCGTGCCGTGCTGCGTCGTAGGCATGTTTATTAAACCCCCGTACTCGTACGATCTTAATCGTGGTTCTCTCCTGAGCTGATTGAATAACATACTTCTGATTTTTCTGTTGACAAATACATTCAATTGCGCCTATGACCCTTGCTGGAATGAACTTGTTCCAATAGAGATCTTGTGCCTTCCAGGGGTACAACCTGAAATCCTCGATAACCACGACTTCTGGGTTGAATCTTCTGATCAGATCCTCGACCTTGCTCCACTGATGAAATGAGCCTCCTCTGAGGAACTCGTCATCAAGAAAAGCCCAACCCGTTGTTTGACCTGGATCAAATGCTAATGTGTTATGTTGCATAATCAGCCTCTTCCTGATCTACGGTAATTAGAGAAGCCTCCTCTAGACTATAGCCATACTCAATGTCTACTGTAAATGGAATGCATCCTTGCCCGAATACTCTTCTTGGCGCATCTACCATCTCATTCCTGATTAGTTCAGCGACCTTCTCCTTCAGGTCTTCTGGCACTTCATAGTTTCCCGAGTCGTGGAGCGGCATCAGGACCTTTCCCTCATAATCACCGATCCACTTATTGATCTCGATCATTGCCATCAATTGGATATCTGATGCAGTGCCCTGAATCGGGGCGTTAACAGCGTATCGCTTAATAGCATGCAACGTTTGTTCAGTGATGACCGGGAATCTGCGTCTGCGCCCTAACGGCGATTCTACGAACCCTTGTGATATCGCCCTCTCATGCTGCTCAGTACACCATGCCGCAAATCTCGGCATCAAAGATTCCAGAAGCGTCATCTTCTCTCGGGCTTCTTCTATTGAGATGCCGAACGACTGAGATATGGAATACTCTCCCCGTCCGTACAACTTCCCAAAAACGAAAGACTTCGCGATAACCCTTTGAATTTTCGAGTAGTTGTTCCCGTAGAACCATTTGGAAACATCGTCGTGTATATCACGGCCATCTCGGTACACCTGCCTGAATACTTCATCACCACTCATCATTGCCGCTACTCGAAGTTCCATCTGGCTATAGTCAGCACAGATAAGAACGTTTCCGAGTTCTGGAACAACTACCCCTCTTACTCCTCCTGCGTGAGACATGTTCATTACATTCGGCTCTGACGAGGCAAGACGTCCTGTTACGGATCTATGCAATGAATAGTTGGGGTGAATACGCCCATCTCTTAAAGGTACGAAGTGTGCAATATAGTTCGACAAAAGGTGTTGCGACTGTCTGTAATCGATCAGCGTCTTTACAAACCTCTGCATCTCGGGCATCGAATCCCAGTATGAAAGGCGCTCTAGTTGAGCCTTGTTTGTTGTATGCTCAGGCTGAAGGCCTCCAGATTGAGATATCATTTGTGCTCTTCCCGTGCCTGACTTTGAGTATGGGGGTGCGCCTAAAGTCTCGTATAGAACCTTTGCTGTTTGTACCGATGAGTTTGGGTTATAGTCAGTGTCTCGCGCTAGTTCTTGTAAGATAATAATCTTCTCTGCGATAGATGCCTCGGATCGAATTCTCATGCTCTCAAAGGCATCCATGTCGATACACAGGCCGTTAAGGGTCATGTCTGTAACTAGACGAACCCCGGGCATCAAAACAGTATCGAATAGGTTCTTGATTCTGCTATTAACGTACTGACTCATCCACTCTTTCAGCATTTCGAATAGCCTAAAGGTATAGATGAGATCTTGTGCATTGTAGCGGTACAAAACAGGTCTAGGAATGAATCCGAAGGAGGTTCCGCTAGTAGGTAGATATTGTTTGATATCCGCCTCCCAGTTCGGAGCTTCGAGATATCTTTGTGCAATGCTCTTCAAGTCATGGATTCCAGGGGTCTCGTCAAACGCATAGTGCGCAAGCATTGTGTCGAAGCCTGCCTTCCACCTAACGTTGAGCATCCATTCCAATCGTACTAGCTCAAAGTTGAGGTTATGTCCAATCCAGCAGATATCGTGCTTTGATAATGCTTGCATCGCCTCGATGACTTCATCCTTATAGATAACATCATCAGTAAGAATCGTTGCATCATAAGGTCCGCAAGAGAATCCAATACATAAGATTGTGTCATCATCGAGATCGAAACCTGTGGTTTCAATATCAACAACGACGTAAGGATTGTCTCTCAACCCGTACAGAAACTCTACTGCTTGAGAGACTTTATCAATAACTCGATAGTCCTTGAAGATAGGATTGGTCTCCTTTTGACTACATCTATTAGCCCAACAGCTTACGTCTTCTTCGAAGTCTCTAAGTGCTTTAGTCGAGGTGCCCGAAGGCATTCTGAGGATTGCTGCTGGATGTATAGTAGGCATAATCTTAAACCCGTGCCTCTCAATTACTTGGCCGCGGGCCTTGGTTATGCCTCTAGTCTCTGTCAGAGCGTTAAGGGCTTCGTTTCCTAAAGCAAGGACATACTTTACTCTACGATCCTGTAGCTCTTTGATAAGAGTTCTAGAACATATCGTACAGGCAGTATCTAATTGCTTAGGCTTCTCTTCCTGAGGAATATAGCACTTCTCCACGTT